CATTAATCAATCACTTAACAGCTTTTTGGTCTGTTGTTGTATTAAATTGTATTCAACCAGCAAACTGGCAATACTGTTATCGTGTTGATCAATGGTTAATTCCAGATCTAATTCAAGGATATGAGATTTGGTCTGGCAAAGTAGTTCCTTATCAAAATGAAAAGGATTATCTTGAGGGGTTATAGCTCAATTGGTAGAGCGCCTGCTTTGCAAGCAGGAGGTTTGGGGTTCGATTCCCCATAACTCCATAAATAAAAAATATTCAGAGCAACTAATGGCATCTACAAGTCTGAATGAGTCTTTAGCATGTGTTGCATTGGGATATGTGACATATAAGAGTGATCATAGTCTTGAAGATTTTCATAAAATGATTACTCAGACCAGTGGAAATTTGTGGAATCAAGTAATATCTAGATGCGAACTTTCTGATAGAGCAGTAAACACTTATAGAAGTGCTTTTCCAGATAAGAATGGATCTATGGATCCGTGGATTTCCACATCATATAGAACTGCTGTACAAATAGTAAAGTCACTTAATTTAAGAAATCTTAGAGATTATAAATTTGCAAAAGTTGAAAAGGATAAAAGTAATAGAGCTTATCTTTTAAAACAAAGAGCAACATCTGCTATCAAAGGATACTCTAAAGAGGTGATGAAAGCACCTGGAATTCTTGCCACATTAAATGCCGATAAAGTAAACATCGGTGATATAATGATCATCAAAAATAATTCTCAAATTTTTAATACTATTGAAGAGTTAGTAGAAAATACAGATGTTACTTCCTCTAAATTAAAAAAAGCAATACTTGAAAATGAAAAAGAGTTTCTTACCATGGAAAGATATAGAAATCTAATGGTAGAAGCATGGAAAGATAATGAAATATATTCTGTTTCTCTGAAACAACTCGATGAAAAATCTGACACTATTCCAGTAAAAATTTCTAATCTACCATCTTCTCTTTCTAGAACAGTAAAGGAAAGAGAGCAAGATGAATTTGCAGCATATGTTTCATATTTAATTCGTATTGCAAAAAAAGGAACTACATATAAACAATTTGAAGATGCTGTTAATGAATTTGTAGATATCAAACCAGTAACATTTACTGCTCAAGATAGATTGCTTGTTTATTTTGATCTCGTTTACAAAAAGGAAGAGAGAAAAAAATATCATATCTTTACTAATTTTGGAACTGGTAATGCAATTCACTTTGTTCCAAAAGGATCTAAATCTGCAAGTGGTGAGGGTGGCATCACTGTAAATTATTTTTATACATTGGTCAAAAATTTTCCAAAGTTAAAAGTATTTTTTAAAGAATTAGCAGATGCTAGAATATATCACTTTGAACAAGCATGTAAGAAAAATAATTTAAATCCTAAAGATATAAACAGAGACCTTGGATCAAACTCTATGTACTCTGGTAAGTACGATTCCTCTTTATATTTGGCAAAAAATTATGAAGACCTTGCTAATAAGATGTTTAGTGGTAAAAATGCTTACGGATATCTAAGTAAAAATGATGCAGAACTAACTTCAAATGCACAAGCATTTTCTGATTTTTTTGATAGTTACACTGCATACTTATCTAAAACACCAGGATCTATGGGAAAGTTTCTTGGTATTGCAAAAAAATCTAAAGTTGCAATGCAAGGTAAAATATCTAAAATTAAAAAAGACGTAGAGAAGGAAACAAAGAAAAAAGGATTCCTAACAAAAGAAGACAAGATAAAAGTCCTTGACAAATACAAAACACCGTTTGTTACAGAGTACAAAAAATCATATGCTCTGTTATGTAATGCAGAATTTGGATTCTTTTTTGCAGAGCATCAGGCAGATGTAGAGGAGATACTTAAGAAACAAGTGCTATTATCTTTCTATGCTGCAGCAAGTGGAAGAGGATATATTATCTTTGATGGTAAGAGATTCTCTGAAGATGATATCTATGAAAAGAGTGTAGCACCACCACCATTTCTTAAAGTTGGTATGTGAACTGGCACACCCTTCTTGACAAATCTCTAAAAATACTCTATAGTTTAAATGTCTTGAGTGCTCTAAGCAAATAAGACAAATAAACGTATTTTACGAGTAAAACTATGACTACAAAACCTGGATTTAACGGGAAGGGAGTAATTGATCTCTCCGATTATGACGATCTGTCCCCAAGAACACAAAATAATGCTACTTTTGTTGGGTTTGATTTTTTAGATCTTAAAGAAGTAGATCTTGATGATGAAGATTATTTTAATCTTGCAATTCGTGATGAAAAAGATAATGATCGAGTTGAATCATTGCGAGTTGGATTTTCAAACAAAGGATTTCTCACAAAGTATTGGCCACCCTGTTTTGGAACTGATGGACGGCCTAGAGACGGCAGGGGTCGAATTAAAGCAGCAAAATTGAATGGTGAACGATGGATTCCCATTGCAATCTATCACTATTCTGATAATAGTATTCGTAATTATATTACAAATGGATTGATTGCTAATGATCATGATCCAGCAGCTGCACCAAAAATGGAAAATTTCATTACAGCAGGTGTAACTCTAATCAAAAGTGGTGAACTTGAGTGTACTGAATCAGAAATTAGTAAATGGGTTTACGGAGAAGCAAATATTCAAAACTTTTTTAGTAATACTGGTGGAGTCATTACGAAAATTATTGATGGCATTTTAAAAAGAGGAGCAGAAGGAGGAGATCCTCTTACTCATCGACAAGAACGAAGTCAATGGATTCCATGGATTAAGAAGCATATTGGAGTTGAAATTGATGACAAGACTATTTTTCTTGGAGTTGATAATGTAACGTATTCATATCGTGCATGGTGTGAATATATTCTTCCTTCAATTTCAAAATGTAAAGATCCCATTGATATCATTTTATATACTAATTCCTATATTCCAGAAGAAGCAATTAAATCAATGAAAAAATTTGTTCAAAAATTAGATTTTTTCTATGATGTTTCCTTCCGTATGGTAAACAACTCAATTTCTGGAATCAAGATTGAAGTCTCTGATAAGAAACCATACAGAGTTCTTGGTGCTGTACCTCAGATTTATGGAAGGCATGATCTTAATGGAAGAAAATTGATTCCTATTGATTCTTATTGATACTGTGCCACTCTAATAAGTGGTTCTCCCCCTTGACTTTTCCAGTCAGGGGGGTTATTCTATGTTCATCCAACTGAGGTACATGATTCAACTTCGTCCCCACCAACAACGTGCTCTGGATGCCTTGCTGGCACATGTCAAGGGTCAAGTAGTCATTCCTACTGGAGGTGGCAAGACTCTTGTGACAATCATGGATGCCAAGAGACAATTTGATAATGCCGATGCACCTAAGACTCTTGTAGTTGTTGCTCCGCGCATTCTGCTTGCTGAGCAACTTTGCTCTGAGTTCCTTGAGGTTATTGATACCAAGAACGTTCATGTGATGCACGTTCACTCTGGAGAGACTCAACATTTCAGTAGCACCAAAGCAGATAAGATTCGTCTGTTTTCTGATGTTGTCCGCACTTCTGGAGAACATTGCATTATCTTCACCACTTACCATTCTCTCAAAAGAGTTCAAGAGTCTGGTATTGCTGTAGACACAATTTATTTTGATGAAGCACACAACTCTGTCACTCGTAACTTCTTTCCTGCTACCGAGTTTTTCAGTAATCATGCTGATCGTTGCTATTTCTTTACTGCGACTCCGAAACACTCTGCTACGGTGATGAAACCTGGCATGAATGACACTGAGGTTTATGGTCAGGTCATTTGTCAAGTTCCTGCTCCTGAACTAATTGAAGGTGGTTTCATCATTCCACCTAAGGTTGTTGTCAACGAACTGGACAGTGCAGATCTTTTTGCTGATGTTCCTGTTCGGGATTCTACTCATCTTATCAAAACTCTTGATGAGACTGGAGCAGATAAAGCACTGATTTGTGCCAAGTCCACAAAGAACATAATCAATCTTATTGGTGAGTCTGACTTTACTTTCCAACTGGAATTGCGCGGGTATTCTTACATGTATATCACTGCCAAGACTGGTGCTGTGATTGATGGTCGCAAGGTCAATCGTGAGAAGTTCTTTGAGACTCTGAGTGCATGGGGTAAGGATGATGACAAGAAGTTTGTTGTACTTCATCACAGCATCCTTTCGGAAGGTATCAATGTTTCTGGTCTCAATGCTGTAATTTTCATGCGATCCATGGACTATATTGGCATCAGTCAAACTATTGGACGTGTGATTCGACTGCACAAGAATGATGCTGCTGGTCTTCGTAATGGTACAATTACTCCTGGTTGTCTTGATCAATACACCAAATCTTATGGTCTAGTTTGCATTCCCACTTACAATAAAGTCGGTGTTCAAACTGCTCAAAAGATTCAGAATGTTGTTGACATTGTGTTTGAGCAAGGTGATGCTGCTGTTTCTGTAATCAAGAGGTGATTTATGTCTTATACATATAGTAATTCAACAATACTCGATCCATATTACATTCAACAATATGTTTCTGAGGATGGAAATTTTGTTGTGATTCCCATGATTGGTGGAAAGAAATGGGCTCTTATTGTTGAGGGAAAGCCACTAAAAAAAGTTTATAGGAAGTTTGACACTGCACTAAGAGACGTGTTAAAATACAAAAAAACATTTGATAAGAGTAGAAAATCACACTATGTCGAATTTTAATTTATATTTTGATATTCCTGAAGGAAGTAACGAATATCTAATTCCACTATTTTCTGTGCCTCTTTTTCATCTCAAACTTAACGATTGGGAAAGTAAAAAGAAAGCACTCCTAGAAATCTATGAAGAGAAGAGAAGCAATCCAGATGTCTTCAAAATTTGTTCTGAAAAAGAATCATCTCACGATGTAGAAACTGATTATCACTACAATTATGATAATGAGACTGGATATAATGAACAAATTACTGAGATTCTTAGAGAAGAATTAGAAATTTTTTCTGATACCTTTAATTGTGCTGTAGAAGTATGTAATACTTGGTTTGAACGTGCTAGAACTGGAAAAATGCACCAAGTTCATAATCATGGTGCTACAGGTTTTAGTTGTGTTCTGTTTGTTGATTTTGATCCAAAATATCACACTCCTACAGTATTCTTAAATCCAAATCTAGCAGATGTTGAATCAACGAATTCTATTCCTCCAGGAATCCGAGAGGGATCATTGCTATTTTTCCCATCATATGTACTACACTACACTGCTCCAAATGAGAGT